TCCTTCTATATTTTTATAGAGTGATGACGAAATACCAGATATTTCAACAAGATCAAAATCTTTATAATTATGGGGAAGAGATGTAAACGCAGTAACTTCTTCATTTTTAAACGCAAATCTTAAATCATCTTCAGTTACCTCACTTGTAGCAACAGAAACTACTGTTTTTCCCAAAACATCTTTTATCTTCGCACTTGCAAGACTAGACTCAAAGTTAATTAATTCATTAGTTTTATAATTTTCACCAGATTTTAGAACATTAATAGTTGTTATTCCAGATCTAGTAGTAGAATCTATTTTAACTGAAACCTTTGAATTAATAGGAGTTTCCAAGAATGGATAACTTCTAAATTTTTCTTTTAATCCTGATGGTGTTATATTTCTTTTATACAATCCGCTATTCAAAGTAAAATCATCTTGTTTGTTGAAAATACTGTAATTGTATAAATCAGTAGCGTCTTTGTGTTTAAATGTTATGTATGGAAAAGTTGGAATTTTGGTGGAAGCATCAAGAGTAGAAAAATACGCATAAGTTCCATTTGGAAAATCTGAATTAACAATAAATCTACCATTATGCTCATCTAAATCTCCTTGACCAGTATAGATGTAATCTTCGATAAGACTTCCTTGACTAAATCCTGAAGGTCTTAAATTTGTATTGATTGGAGGATTAATAAGTTCGTAACTAGATTTTATTCGTTTTATCCCGCCAGATCCTGATGCATCTGGAATTGCTTTAGCATTACCTATAGATCCATAAATTGGATTTCCATCATACGCCCAACCTAAAATTGGAGAGTGTGAAGATCCAGAATCTCCTGGGTTTAATTCTTGAAATGTATTTTCATCTAAATTGTCAAGTAATTTTTTTCTGAGTTCTGTTGGGGGGTAGAAAGAACAAATTTTATTACCCTTGTCTCTGGTTTCAGATTTGACTTGAACTGTATCATCGTAAAGATCTTTATTATTTCCTGTCAAATAATGATTAAATCTTTCAACACTATTCAATTTCCACTCATGTAATTCAGATCCAAGAATACACCCAGATCCAAACGGAACAGCAGTAATAGTAGTTTTTCCAACATCTGCAGAATATCCTTTTCCTTTATTTAAAATTTCAATAGAAATAATTTTTCCATTAGAAACGATAGCTCTTAATTTAGCAAATTTTCCAGAACCTCCAACTACAATTTCTGGTGCTGTTGAATAATCTACTCCACCGTCAATTATAACAACATCGGTTATTTCACCATTAGCATTGATAACAGGTGTCAGTTCTGCATTTTTACCAGTTTCAATTGTTATTGATGGTTTTCTTACGTAATTAACTATGTCAGTCACACCGTACTTTATACCACCAGATTCCATGAAAATATTAGAAATTTTTCCTTTTACAACAGGATCTGCAGTTGCAGTATAATACGATGGGGCAATAGTTGATGCCAATCCAGTTGGACCAGTGATATTAACAACTATATCAGGATAATTAAAGGTATGATCACCAGATCCCACAGAAGTAAAATCAATATAAATTTTATTGTTATAATCTGCTCTATTGGAACTTAATCTAAATTTATGATTGTTTATTACTGATATAATATAATTTGCAGAATTAGATAATCCACCAATTGAAGTATTTGAAGTTGTATATTTTATTTCATCGCCATTTTTAAAATTATGGTTTTTGGCATAAATGCAATTATCAACAACGCTAACTCCAACAAAAGTTTTAAATATATCTTCTTGTTTTACTGGTGGATATATGGTGCTTGTTACAACTACTTTATTATTCTTAAAACCCTCACCACCATTTATTACAGCAATCTCAGCAATTCTATTTCTATTTCTCTTTGCTGTAAATATATGTCTATTATTTCCAAAATCTGTAAAATTAATTGTATTAATTCCTGCAAGAGCGTTTTCCTCTGATATGTGAAGTTTGAACGCTCGATCATCACCAGCAACTTGAGATATGAAATAGTTACCACCATTTGATAATAAAGTAGTAGAAAATCCAATATTTGTTGAATTAACTTCAATAGGAGTTCCAGTGGCAGTATAAACAATTTCTTCTCCATTCAAAAATCTATGATCTTCATCTATAGTAATTTTATCATTTATTAAGTCAACTCCATTTTTATCATTACATGATACGGAATGCTTAAACGCTTCCATTCTAGCTCTTACTTGTGCTCCTTTACCTTGCCCACCACCTATTGTTATTGCTGGTGTACCTATGAAATCAAAACCTTTATTTGTTAAAATTATTTCTTTAATTTCACCGTCATAAACATGAGCGTTTGCTACCGCAGAATTTCCAACAGAATCAGCAATTGAAACATTAGGAGGTGAAACAACACTGTAGTTATTTCCCTCATCCAAAACTATAATATTATCAATTTGACCATAAAATACAGAATCATTGGATATTGGTGAATGATATTCAATTCCATTTAAACTTAGTCCAATTGGTCCACTAATATTTTGATTAATTTCATTATTTTTTGGATTTTTCAGAATTCTTCTAAAATTATTTTGATTTTCTAATTTAGTTACTATATTACCTACTGGAATTGCTGGTGTGATCTTATGTTCATCATTTCCATTTGTTCCTGTTATTTGTATTATGTTATTTAAATATAAATTTTGAGCATTTAACGCTAATTGTATGTTATTTGGATCTACTACTTTAACAAAATAAGTTCCAGTGGTTATTCCACTAATTGTGCTATTAGATGATAATGATTCGTAATGTATTTTCTCACCATTTAAAAATTCATGTGTTGGTAAATTTATTTTGTTTCCCGATACTTTATTTGATTGAAATTGTTGTGATCTATCTGTAGATTGAAGTGCACTATCAGAAGGATATCCAGAAAATGCGACATAAGTATTTTCATCTCCATCTAAAAATGTATTTTGAATATCAGAAACTAAAAATCCAAGACCAAGATTTTGTGAGACAAATTTCAATCTTTTTTTAATACTAAAAGTGCCCATACTTGAAGCAATGGCATTTCCGACATAACTAAAGTCTGTATCTGATGTTACAGAACTAACTTTAACATTAGATTGTACAACATTTTTTGTTTCTCTATCTAAAATATCAATTTGATCTCCTACATTTAAAAAATGCTTATCTAAAGTTTTAATACTTTTGGTTGGATTAGTTGTTGGTTGCTCCATTTCGAGAAATGAAACATTATTATAAAACCAAGTATTAAACTTTTTATCATTAATATCTGTTTTTTCTCCAAGATACTTTAATTTAATATCATCGCCTTCATTAAAAAATTTAGTTTTATCAAAATTATTGGAAACATTTGATATTGCTCCCATAACACGCATTTTACATATTTTAGAAGTATCATTATCCTCATATCCAAAGATAAAAATATTATCAATGATTGGAGTTCCCTCAGACAAAAGAACGGTAGCATCAGTATCAAAAAATTGATTATCTGACTTTGATTGATAAGTTACAGGAACATAAGAATTCGATGAATCCAAATATTGAAAACCGTTTTCTGTAGTAAATCCAACTGTAGAATCAACTGTTACAACTGATGTCGTAGATGCAGTTCCAATAACTTGAGTTTTGTTATTTACCTTGAAAGTCCCTTCAATTGAACCCTTGGATAAAGAAATTCTATGATATCTCTTATTTCCTAAAAATATCTCTTCAACATTACTAACTGCACCTGAAGCAGTGGGTGAAGTAAAGGATTCCTGAAAAACTACTGTTTGTTCTAAATTGGATGGGTTGCCCTCAAGTGCTTCAACCATTAATTGATCTGCTACAATCCATTCTGCATCAGAGGATGTGATCGTATTATCAAAAGGTTTTAAAATTGTTACCTTTTTTCCGAATAACACTTGAAATAGAATATCAAGTGCAGTATCTGTACCTTTTGATGTGTAAAAATCTTTTGCTCTCGATAAAATATTCTCTACCGAGAGACCTGTCATGAAATTTCTCTTTTCAACACCAGGCAAATAATTTGCTTTGAATTTTTCGTAAAATTTTACTAAAAATATATGACTTAAATTTGAAACTACAGAATTTTGATCATGCCCACTTGCTTCTGATGTGTTAAAAGTTAAAAATTCTGGATTTCCATTTTTTTCTAATGCACTTATTGCACTAAATCCACGAACACATCCCGTAAACGAAGCACCAGTTTTTCCAGTATATGTGATAATTTCATTATCAATTTTTAAGAGTCCATAACTATCAGGAAAACCTTGAGTATTACTAACATTAATGATATCATCAAAAGGTGAAATCTCTTCAGTTATAATTACTGGTGATAATGCCTGAAAACCAACAATGTTTAGATCAATAAAAGTGGAAATATTTTTATTATCAGTAATATTCTCTGCAAGGTCAATATTTCCATATTCACGTTCTTGTGAAATATAATATTGATTTAAAAATTGTTTAAATAATGGATTATCTTCCTGAATAAAGTCTGGAATCTGACTATCCAGAATATGAGAGATTTTTACTTTTGTATCTGCCATTTCTATCTGGTAAACCTTTTACTATTAACGAAACTTGAAGGTGGTATGTAAGATGAACCTGATCTATCCGAACCTGAAGATATTAAATCTTCTAAAAGAGTTAACTTGCTTCCACTAGTAGTATCTAGCACAATATAAAGGTTCTGTTTTGCGATAATATCATTTGACTCTGGTATCACTTCAATTTCTATTTTATTAGAAGCACTTGCAGAAGAAATATTAATCGCAGATAAAATAATTTCACCTTTTATATAATCAACAGTACCTGCATTATTATTAATAAAGTTAGGAGAATCATCAACAAGAGTAAAAAATCTAACAACACCAGTTAATCCATCAGAATTTGGTAAATCTGTTAAAAATACATCTCCATCAACTCCCTCAATTTTAAATGATGATGATCTTATATTAAATCCTTCTAAATCTGCATGAAATTGATTTGAATAGCATAATTCATAGTTTGCAAGTTGTCCAAATGCAGGAGTTAAATTTCTCCTCATTTTAAGAACAGTTATATTTGAAGTAATTGCAGTATCAACTTTGTCAATCGTAGATAATAACTTACTGTACTTAAGTCTACCTCCAAATGAATTGATGTCTGATGATTTAGAATAGGTTTCAATTGATTTAAAAATACGAGAAGATAAATCTTCTTTGGTTGTAATAAGTCCAGGATCATATGATACAGTGGTATCATACTCAACATATAAAAATTTTAAGTCTACAAACTCTTGTTCAATTCCAGCAACTGTATACTGTTTTAATCCTGCTTTGATCGCTGCTTTGGCAGTAGTTGACAATACCTCCCCTGTCTTAGGTTTGATGGTTATGAATACTTTACCATATTGTGGAGGATCTAGTTCTTCTCCACCATATGCAGTCACAGAATCTATATTTGGATAAACTGAAGGAACTAAACTAGTATAATCATTTGCAGTAACTGCTCGATATTGGGACGCATATACCCTTGGAGCAAGATATTTAACATTATCTACAGGTTCAATATTATCGCCACTCTCAGACGCTTGTGGAACTGTTAGAAGGGATATATTACTTGTAATTGGTGTGTCAGTTAATGCATCTCCATTCCTACTTGGATAGGTTAAACTCCCTGCGAAATTAAAGTTAGATGCACCGTTACCATCTGTGCCATTAGTAACAATATAAGAAACTTTAATAGTGCTACCATTTGGTGGTTTTTTACCGAGAACTCCATCACCGAAGAGAATTTGATACTTTTCATCGGAAACCTCCTGTATAAGGAATAATCTAGATTCTGAGTTAACTTGGAATATATTTTCATATGCATTATATACCTCAACTGTTCCAGTAGTGCCATCTGTTACTGAAACTCGAATAGTTGTAGTATCTATATCTGTATTTGGTAAAATATATTTTGCATCTAACTGCGAACTAACAACATCAAATTCTTTTGTAAGGTAATTACCCTCATATATTTCTATATTTTCAAATGATGCAATTCCATTACTTGCAGGAGTTGATATAATTTTATCTGGTATTGAGAATGTAAAAGATCCGTTTTCAATATTACCTAATGCGACAACTCCTGGATTCAATGCAACAAATCTTGCTGCAAGGGACGAGACATCAACTGTAAAACTTATCTTTGCAACTGCTGCTCTCTTTGATCTGGGTACATATCCGATATTTCTTGCTAATGATACAATATTTTCTCTTACAGTTGCACTATCAATGAATGCCTCATTGACTGCCATGTTAGTATTATAAGCAGTAATGTAAGAATTATACGCTAAATTATCAATTAATACAGAAAAGTTTGAACCTTCAAAGTCAAAATCGGTAAAATTTGAGTTTGATCTCAAATAATCCTTAATTTGAGTACGTAAATCTTGAAAATCTAAGTTTGTAAACTGATTAAATGCCATTATACCCTTGTCGGTTGTAATAAGAACTCTATAACTTGAGTTGGAACTGGTAATCCAACAATTTTATAATCAACTTGAACGTTCAAAGTATTAGAATCTTGATTTGCTTCTACATATACACTATTTAATTCAATTCGAGGTTCATAATTTTTTAATAATGTGCCGATTTCCTCCTCTAACGCTGTTTCAAGACCAGAATCCATGTTCTCAAAGAGGTTGTCAATGATTGATGTGCCTAACAACTCATTAAAAAACCTCTCATTAATCCGTGTTCGAGTGAGATTAATGACAGATTTCTTAATTGCGTCTTCATTTCTCAAAACAGTTACATCATTTGTAACTGGATGCCTTTTAAATGACAAACTTATGTCTTTAAATGCACGAGAAACTTTAGTCGTATAGGTTGACATCCGAAATTGTAGTATCCTTACTTATATCTATAAGCGTTTTATCAACTTTGTCGGTTTTCTTTGGAATCTTATCGTCATTTGTCACCTCTCGCAGCAGTTTTTGGTACTGATGGTTTGCAAGATTATCTAAAAAATCGTGTTGAAACTCCATTTTTGCCTTTTTTTCTATATTTAGTGTAAATTTTCAATCTAATTCTGGTTGAATATGAATATTAACTACAGGAAGATCGTCTTCAAGCACATCTTCAAGGTATTTTTTATCCCAACACTTATAATAGTCAGTTTTTGCGAGTTTTGTACGTGCTTCAGTCAGTTCTTTTCGTGATTGACAGAGCACTAAATTGTATTTTCCGTTACTTGTAGGCACTCCATTGATTTTTGTGTTGGATTTTCGATGATCTGCAATGAATTTATACTTTTTATATGTTCGATTATAGTCATCTACCATTGAATAAAGAAAATCTTC